GTCCATTGATATAACAATATCTTGCATTTCGTCTGGAGTTACTTTGAATTCTAACCCGTTGCTAGTACGATAGTAAGCTCTAAAATCACCACGCGGAACATCACCAAACGCACCGTCGCCAAATACTAAATCAATTTGATCATCGGCACGAGTTGATATTTGGTAGATATTTTTTTCTGTAGTTCTATTGTAAACTACATTGGTATTTGTTACTGTTGGTACCACTGTCCATTCTGTATCAATAGCACCCTCTGCGTCTAACTCATAAAGCCACACATCAGTATTATTAATATTATCTATACTAATAGGAAATACACGATTGGGAACACTTTCAGTAAAAGTAAAGTCTGTCGCTTGCATTTCACCTTGTCTAAAATACAAGAAAAAACCTGTGTTTTCACTAGCATTGCCTAACCCGTCACTTTTATATAAAAAATTAAACGCTTGATCTGGCTGCGGTGCAACTTCGTATATTGTTTCTTTGTTTTCGCTTGTTGCACTAACAATTTCAAAGCGTGTACTAGAGCCTTCAACGCCTACATCATATGGTGTAATAGCTGCTGCATTGCTTGTTAAATTAACTTGATATTCATCGTTGCGAATTCCGTTAATTTTTTGTGTGTTACTAGGGCGACCAATGACTTGTGCATCTTTTAATGCAGCATTTAATATCACTGTAAATTGTTCTAACCAATCATCGTTACCGGCGTCATCCCAATTAATAACTAATCCAGATAAATTAAGACCACTACTATCATATATTGTTTCTGTTGTGCTGACACTATCAAACTTTAAAAAGCCCGATGCTGGTGTGTTACGTTTTGGATTATAACTGATTAAACGTGCTAACTTAAGAATACTATCGCGGCGTTCTGCTGTATCAATAAAGTTTTCTCTGCTGTTTAAATCGCCACGGAAAGCAATACTTTGTCCTAAGAACGACAACATGTCGATCATAGCAACAAATTCAGAACTTTCTATAAAATCATTAAAATCTTCTGGATAGTATATACGTAAGTAGTCTATCATCGACTTACGAAGTGTTTCGTAATCGTAGCTTTGGAAATCTGCGTTTCTAAAGGTCTGGTAAAGTTTAGTCCAGTCCTCTGTAATTAATAATCCTGTTTGTCTTGATGTAATTGCCATTCGTTTATTCCTAATATAATGTATTTATTAGTATTAAAAACTACGTACTTAATTATGCGGCAGTTAAAGTACTTGTAGTTCCATCGAACAGTAGGTTTAATGATGCGGTTTCGTTTGTCTGGAGATAAGTTAAAAGAACCTCTATTTGTATACCACGTTCGTGTTCAATTATATCAATATGCTCTACATTTAAACGCGGATCGTAGTTTACAATTTCAGTTACATCCTCGGACATAACCCGTCTTACTTCTTCTGTAAGCGGTTCATGTAACATATTCCATATTATTGTGCCAAACCCTGGCTTCATAAGCTTTTCGCCTTGCTTAATGTGAAAGTGATTAATTAAGTCTTGTCTTATTAATTCAAAATCAGTTAAACGAAACTTTTTGTGTCGTCCTACTGTACTAAATCCTCTATATGTATATGCCATATTAATATTTATCCTACATTTAGAGTGTTTACTCTACCTGCTAATACTTGTTGTGAATATACACCGCGCTTATAATATTCAGCGCCTGTGGTATTGTTTGCATCTGATCCTATGCCAGTTTCTCGCCATTGTGTTGCACCACCAGCACCCAGTAAATGTGAGGCCGACATCATGCCAGCTCGTTGTGCTGTAGTTTGTTCCGACGTTATGCCACCTGTTCTTACCAGTGTTTTATAGTTTCTTTCTGTGTAGCTGTCCATAGCCGATTCTTGTACTGATGGACTATTAAGAAAATCGCTTTTACTTCTAATGCCACCTTTGCCAGTCCACGAGTTTGGATTATTAAGATCGCCGTTGCTACCGACATTACTTTTTACATATCCTTCGTCTATTAATGCTTGATGCCCCATTTGATATTTGCCTACATATCCAAGCTGGTTAACTGCTGTATAATCACCGCCACTTTCACTACGACCCATTTGTGCTTTGTATGCTGTCATTTCATCGCTGTTCATTTCAAAATCTCCAACTTGCATACCATCTGCTTGCGGCTGATCTCGTAAGTCTTTATCTGTTGCAGCATTTTTAATACCGCGATCGGCTATAGTTTTAGTTGCATCGCCGGTGCTGTTTGATGATTTTGCACGTGCATTACCAATGCTACCGCCACCACTACTACTAGAACTACTACTAGAACTACTGCTACTAGAGCTACTTTCGCTACTACCGCCACCGTTGCCTGCTTCTTCGCTTTTTGCGTTTTCCTCATCTGCTTCTTTAGCTTCTTCTTTTTTTAATCCTTCGATAAACACTTTATTAGCTGGGTCAAGTGGACGACCATATGGTTCATGCGTTGGTGGAGGAACATTTATAATTGTTCGTAACGCTTCTTTGTCAACTACATAATAACCTGTGCGCTCTCCTCTACGTTTTTCTGTATCTAATTTAGTGTCGTCATACGTATTAATATAAATTGGTAGTATTGGAGGAACAGGGAATGTTCCTCCAGAGTTTTCTCGTATAAGTCCTGCTGATAATGCAATCTGTGGTCCTGCTACAATAGATGTAACACCCGATGATTGTGTGGCAAAGTTTTGTCCTGCTTTTATTTCAACACTATTTCTAGTACTTTCTACTTTAAACCAATCTCGAGAACGCATCTCCAATCTTTCATCGGCGTTTACTAAAAATGCTTTTTTCGAATGCATAAGAATATTGCCTCTTGCATTAAGCACAATATCTTTATTTGCATCAAAGTTTATATCGCCTTCTGTACGTAAATCTATTCCTTCTTTAGCATATGCTTTTATACGTCCGTCTGTTGTTAATTCTATCCAACTATTACCGCTAGCATGTGAAAGGTATATACTATTAGCTGTATCGTGCATCATTAGTTGATGACCATTAGCTGTACGCAATCGTACTAAACGATCAGCACCAGAAGTGGAGCCGTCGTCCATAACAAACGTATGTCCGCCCTTACGTGTTTTGTGAGTGTTGTCCTCTTCTATACTAACTTCGTTATTATTTAATCTGTCGACGTAGGTCTCTAAATCATCTGCAGGATCATTTAATGGTCTTCCCGGAGTTGATATGCCAAATACCATACTAGGCGATTCACGTTGCGCACTACTTGAAATAGCACCACGAATATTGTCACCGTGTAACCCTTGTCGTTTGTAAACAAGATATTGTTTTTCGTGCAGTGGCTTCCTAGTTGATAATTCGTGTTGATTCTTTAGATCATTTTCGTTAAACTCTACAACCGGAGGGCGTTCGCCTGCTTTAACTTTAATATTTTCTGTATCTTTAATATTGTTTATATCAAATTTATCACTACCTGCTAACGCCGGTAACATATGTTTGCTAAGTCTTGGATTTATACAAGAAATCCAATAACCCTGATTAGGATCGCCTTCAACAAAAATACAAATAACTTGCACACCAATATCCGGCGGCACCATCCACATTCCGTATGTATGCGGAACATTAGGATATGAATTTTCCTTAGATGCTTGTGTTTGGTTTTCTTCTTTAATGTCGGTTGTACCTTGGAATGGACTAGCATAACTCACTGTTCGCCATGCCGATGATTTATCTTCCTTAGTACCCGATGTTGGAATCCATACCTGTAAACGTCCAGACATAATAGGATCGTAATTATTTTTTACAATACCTATAACTGGATACGGCTCAAGCTTAGTTGCAGACACTTCATTGCTGCGAGCATGTTTGCCAAGTTTTGATCCTATTCTAGTGTTTATACCCATTAATTATCTACTCTGTATATTTCCATCAGCGTCAAAAAATGTATCGGGAATGCTAGTTGTATCTTTTTTGAAATCGCTAGGTGCTTGTTTTTGTATAGAATTAGTGTCAAACGATTCTGTTTTTCCCTTTTTAAGAACGTTATTTAGACCCGGATCTATCTTCGGTGTTAAAATAACAGCTGGTTCCTGTAGCTCTGGTGGAGCAGGCTGATCTAAATTATTACCCGGTCTATCTAAATCTAATATTTCGTCATCTTCGAATATATCTGTTTCATACGCGGCTAATTGCTCTGACACAGTAGGTGGTTTCTTAACACGTTCAGCTGGCGATGGTTTTTTATCTGCTAATGCTGGCTGTCTCGGTAATCTTACTAGTGTTAATACCTGAGTAAATTGGCCGTCGCTAAAGTCACTTTTTACCATTAACACACGATACAGTCCAGAAAACACACTTGATGATCGCTTGCTGTTTCCATCGTCACCATAATATTTCATTAGTCCTGTTTCTTCATCTATGTCTGTTTTTGACTCCATGTTAACTCTAACATATATTTCGCCATTATCTGTTATAATACTACCGTTAGCGGTTAAGCTTGCATTAATACCGCTGTCTTCTTCGTCACCAGTATCTACTGTTGCAGATACATATGTACCGGGCGGATAAAAAACATCGTCTTGTTTAATAAACACCGGATCGCCATATATTTTTAAATCTAGCGTTAGCATGTCAGCACCGGCATTAGTATAAAGGGAATTTTGTGTGTCTTTAACTGCTACACCAACTTCGTCTGTTTCATACCCTTGCTTCGCACCTGCATCACTACTCCGAGGTTGTACTCCAGGTATTATCACATCATCGTCTTTGCTTGCTATCGCTTCCTGTGCCGCTACGGAATTTTCCTTTGATTCATGATCAGATGTTGATCTTTGTGTAGTGTTAACTCGATCGCCATATGCTGTAATTGCTGTGTAATATAGCGCATTAAATTGTATGTCAAAATTAAGTATATCTACATTCTTACCAGTGTACAAATAATTATATTCTTTAGATATTTTTTTGTCTGGTACTGGAGCTCGTGGTGCTTGTGGTGCTTTTGCATCGTGTACTAGAAAAGGTAAGACATGGTATGTTATTGTTCTAGCGAAGTCTTTTCTCTTTGAATCGTAGCCTGTAAGTTCAACCGTCGGAACAATTTTAAACCATTTAAGCGGCACATCTTCTCTTTTCCACTTTGATGAGTCGGATCCTTTATCTACTGGTGATTCTATTTGTCCTTGTATATACACACTATTTCTTACTACGTAATTAATCATTGAGTCAACACTGGTGCCAGCGCCAACAGTAAAAATACGAGCGGTTGTATCATCACCAATGCTTGTGCTAGTTACACCCTGTTTTATTGCCTTACTTATCTGAGGTTTGTCATCGGCATGTGGCATTACTCTAGCTTGATTAATAATTTGTTTTTTAGCAATTTCTCTAAATTTTGATGTTTCTATCTTGTCATAAAATTTAAACAAGTAGGTATCGGCTGCGCCAATCATGCCGTTTTGTTTTAATTCTAGCTGCCAAGCATTCCATGCTCCTGCGTACGAACGTGCTCCATATCTTACTTTAATGCTGCCGTTACCAGCAGAACCGCGCTGTCCTAATAGTGATACGGCAGGACCCGAATTAAATGTTGATTTTGTTACACCACCTTCGGGGTCGTCTTCGGTTCCAAAAAATTCACCGACTGTACCAGCCTGAATTTCAAAGTTCGCAGGTGTGCTACAAGTAGAAACATCATATGCTGAATGATTAAATGGTATAGCTTCGAACTCATATTCGCTGCCTTGACCAGTAGCTTTAATATCCATAGCAATGATTTTAATAGGTATTCTCTTTTGTGTCTGCGGAATTGCTTTAACAATAACACCTTCATCATCTATTGCGTAAAAATCTATTTGTAGTAGGTATGGCGAAGCTAGGTAGTTTGGAGAACCTACTCGTTTGTTAGCTGCAATCAATCTATCAAATAATGAAAGACCGTATGGCTCGTTAATTTTAAATTTTAATGATATTGCATTTGTTGCGCGGGACGTTTCATTTAATCCTATTACTGTATCCATGCTAAAACTTTCAAAATAGAAATCATCTGTGAAGTGTGGTTCTCTTTTAAATGTTGCTTCACCTGGGTTTTGTCTACGACCAGCACTAGCAATAAGCACGTTTGTAGGTGTATAAGTTTGATCTTTAACTACCTGATTATATTGGTCAGCACTTAATAAATGCAGACTAAGTCCGTATGTATATGACGGGTAGTGAAGTAATGGGTTAGTTATTGCCACAGCAGGATTAAATTCCCAATGCTTGCTTAATCACATTATGCTTCGGCACATATATAATTGCGCCAGGCAAAAAATCAAATATAGGATCTTGTATTGTATTTGGATTTCTAACTGCAAATACCCACCACAAATTTACATCATCATATAAGTCAAATGCTAATAAGTCTGGGCGATGCTTGTATATCGCATCTATTGTGTACAGTACATCATCTGCTCGTTTAGGAATTGATCTATTTGTCATTACTTCGAGATAATGACCGTATACCGTAGTGTCGGCATATGGACTAGATTTATCATATGTGATTGAGCGCATTATATAAAGCCCCCTGTTGTTCGTGTTCCTAGTAAGTTGCCTTTTGCAAATTCATCTAAGTTAAAGTTATTATGCAAATTAGCTCTGCTGTAAACCGGACGAACTGTAACTGTAAGTTGTGTAGCTGTCGGTACTCTAACATTTTCCGTCGCCGATACTGTTTCATTTCGTATAGGAGATAGTATTCCTTGTACTGGATCACCAGTTTTAGGATTCGTATACTGGGAATACGATATATCCGACTCTGTTATTACCGGGACGTCAATATAATCTACATCTTTACCCATTCGTTGTGAAAAGTTAGAAATAACGCAAGGCACATTAGGAAAGTAAAGTTTACCATATCCATTTAAAAATACAATAGGTGGTGGGTTACCCACGTTCGTGCCTTGCCCGAAAAACATTTTAGTAGCTGATCTAAAAAATTGTACCGCTGCCATTAAATACCTACCTTCGAAAATATTCTGACATGTAAAATCTGCGGTTATAAGAATATCCGAAACCTGACTATCGCTATAAAATTGTTGTGCATAATTACTATGAGTAGGACTATTAGCATTATAATTTGCCATATGTGTTACAACAATTTCTGGAGTGTAAGGGAATATCACGCCATCAGTTTCTTTTAGTGGAGACATGAGTTTATTTGATGTGTCTTTGTAAAATATGTCGGAACTTTTGCCGAGGCCAATTCTTACACGCCAATCATCTTCGATTGCAATAATTTCACCGTTCTGTGCTGCTGTAAGAAAAGTCACACGTGGTGCTTCTGTAGATTTTAAATTTGCTTGTCCTCGAGGTATGCCATTATTTAAATTACGTGAAAAACGTGATGTAAAGTTGTTATCTGTACCAACAACAAAACCACTTGCGGATACTGCTTTATTCGCTGCTCGCCCGGCCGCTTTGATAATGTTGTCTGCAGACAACGCGCCGCCGGGCGACAAAATAGTTCTGATACCGGATAACGGATTATTTAATGCCACGTTTAAGACTCCTGTTCATGTTTTGGTATAATTAATACATATAAGCTCTTGCTCTTAAGTATTTATCGCTGCTATTATAGTAGTATATTAAAGGAGAACGACCATCGCAACACGAAAAGTAAATTACCTCAACAATAAAGATATTTTAAAGGAAATACACAAAAGTAAAAAAACATATTGTACATACGCACTATCAGCTGCTGAAGATTATGATATTATTTTACCAGGTATAGAAGAATTAACAAAAGAAGTTGTATTAGCTACTAAACAAGACAGGGCCACACGTTTAGGTAAGCTAGCACACGAAGCAGAAGTAAAATCTACAGGAAAGAAAGCAAAACTAGCAGATTTTGCTATAGATCCTGAAACAATCGATATTAAAGATATAGTATTTCGTGTCACTACGTGGGATCATATTCCTATAGACGAAGATAAGCAGGCCAAATCGCATATTAAAGCTAGAGATGCATACATGGCAACCGACGAATATGATAAAGACGATGAAGATTTTGATATAGAATCCATACTAGGTGAAGTAAAATATATTAAATTAAACTTCCCACCATTCTATCATTATATGGTAGACGATAAGTTTAAGCCGTATATGGTATCTAAGAGTCATTGGAAAGGAACTACACTGACTAACGGGGAATTTTGTAAAACACACGGTAAAATGACAGATAAGCTTGCTCATATGTTTATTAAGTTGTGCGAACGATACGGTACACGCGGCAACTGGCGCGGCTATACTTACAACGACGAAATGCAAGGGCAAGCTATATTGCAGTTGGCACAAATAGGTTTACAATTTGACGAAAGCAAAAGTCAGAACCCATTTGCTTACTACACCGCAGCAATAACCAACAGTTTTACTCGGGTATTAAATACCGAGAAACGTAATCAAAACATACGCGATGACATATTAGAAGCAAACGACATGATGCCTAGTTTTACTAGGCAGTTAAAACATGATACAGAAAGATTCAACAAAAGAAATGATACCGTGTATGATTCTCAACAGATCGGTAAATTAGAAGAACCCAAAACAGGGAAGAATAAAGAATAGATGGCAAACTTTTTTAAGAAGGCGGCAATTTTCACTGACATACATTTTGGATTAAAGAGTAATAGTCATCAGCACAACGAAGATTGTACAAATTTTGTTAAGTGGTTTATAGAAGAGGCCAAGAAAGAAGGATGTGAGACATGCATCTTTACTGGTGATTGGCATCATAATCGCGCTAGCATTAACATTGTTACGTTAAATTATAGTCTTAATGCCCTGGAACTATTAAGCAAAGCATTTGAGCGTGTAATTTTTATTCCAGGCAATCATGATTTGTATTATAGAGATAAACGCGATATACAAAGTGCTGAGTGGGCAAAGCATATTCCAAACATACAAGTCGTTAACGATTTCTTAATAGAAGATGATGTTGGTGTTGTTCCGTGGATGGTAGAAGGTGAGCACAAGAAAATAAAGAAAATGAATACAAAATATGTGTTCGGACACTTCGAATTGCCACACTTCTTTATGAACGCTATGATACGCATGCCAGAGAACGGTGAGATTAAAGCAGAACACTTTGACCAAATAGGGCACGTGTATTCTGGACACTTCCATAAGCGACAAGTTAGTGAGAACATTACCTATATTGGTAATGCTTTCCCTCATAACTACGCAGACGCAAGCGATGACGCACGTGGCATGACTATACTAGAGTGGGATAAAGATCCTATATTTCGTAGTTGGCCCGATCAACCTATATATCGTGTGTTTGATCTCAGCACTATTATTAAGGCACCCGAGAAAACACTTAAGAACGGTATGCATTGTAGGGTTAATTTAGATGTAGACATTACATACGAAGAAGCAAGTTTTATAAGAGAAACGTTTGTAGACGATTACAAACTAAGAGAGCTTACATTAATTCCAATTAAGCATCACGAGTTAGGTGATGACCTAGCATTAGGTAATGTATCATTTGAAAGCATAGACACTATTGTATCTAATCAACTTACTTCTTTACAAGAAGGAAAATATGATTCCGGCTTATTGTTAGACATTTATAGACATTTATGATTTTATGCTAATATATGCAGATGGTTGCAGTTTTACGTACGGCGACGAACTAAGTGATCCTAAACTGTCGAGCTGGCCGAACATATTAGGAAATATAACAGGAGCAGAAGTATTTAATAATGGATATTCTGGTAGTTCTAATCAACGCATCGTGTATCAAACTTTAAAAAACTTACAAAACAATTATGATTTTTATATTATAGCGTGGACAGATTATTCTCGTTTTACTTTTTACAAAAGTGATACAAATAATGAAACTAATTTCAATACACAACTCATACATGCAGAACTTAGCAACGAAACATTTTTTAATAAGTGGGGATTAGATTTATACCGTTATTGGTATAACGACTTATTCGCGTTTAAATTATGGTTACAACAGATTATTCAGTTACAACATATATTAAAATATAAGAAATATATTATGATAAACACATTCGACAATTGTTTAGATGCATGGTTATCTAGTGAGAGTAATTTTATTACATCTGTTAAACATCTTATTAATTTTGATATTATGAACGATCAACAAATTCTTGCAGAACATCAAGAAATACAGTATTATAATACATTAATTGATCATTCAAAGTTTTATAAATGGGATGATTTTTATATTCGACAATTATGCAATGACTTCGAAGTAGGAGAAAAGGGTCATATACTAGAAGAAGGACACAAACACTTAGCAACATTATTAGAACCATATGTTTAAGATCAAAACTTTGACTTGTAAAAATTTCATGTCTGTGGGTAACTCCACACAGGCAGTTGACTTTGACCGTAGCGACCTTACGCTTGTTTTAGGTAAGAACATCGACTTAGGTGGTGATGATACAGGCGCACGTAATGGCACAGGTAAAACTACCATTATTAATGCATTGAGCTACGGACTATTTGGTACTGCATTAACAAACATACGCAAGAACAATTTAATTAACAAGACCAACAGCAAAGGCATGTTAGTTACTATTGAGTTCGAATACAAAAACACTACATATAGGATTGAGCGAGGACGTAGTCCACTCCTTATGAAATTCTATGTTGGAGACGCAGAGCAAGAAATAACAGACGAAGCGCAAGGTGACAGTCGTCAGACGCAAGCCGAGATTACGAAAATGATTGGCATGAGCCATGAAATGTTTAAGCACATTGTTGCTTTAAACACGTACACTGAACCTTTCTTGAATTTGCGGGCTAATGAACAGAAAGCAATTATAGAACAATTGCTTGGTATTACTTTACTATCTGAAAAAGCAGATGTACTAAAAGAATTATTAAAAAATACTAAAGATGCTATTAAAGAAGAAGAGTATCGCATTAAAGCAGAACAAGAGGCTAATGTTGCTATACAAGAGCAAATAAATAGTCTGCGTTTAAGACAAACCATGTGGAATAAAAAGCACAACGACGATATAACCTCGTTAATAGATGCTATTAATGAGTTAGAGAAAATTAATATTAATGAAGAACTAAAAGCGCATGTTGATTTAGCTGCATTCAATACAACAAGCGAAAAAATAAAAATTACCACAATCGAACTTAAACGTGCTATTAAAGATTCTAACATTAAAGAAAAAGTAATTAAACAATTAAAAGAAGATATTGTTGACTTGCAAGACAATAAATGTCATGCGTGTGGGCAAGAATTACACGAAGAAAAGCACGAAGAGGTATTGGCAGGCAAAGAAAAAGATCTCGCAGAAGAAGAAATCACATTTAAATACTTTAAAGAGTTAGTTGTAAAGTTTAAGAAAGAATTAGAAGAATTAGGTACGTTAGGAAGCAAACCTGAAACATTTTATAGTACAGAGCAAGAAGCTTATCAACACAAGAGTTCTATTGATAGCTTAACTACTCAACAAAATGATAAGGCAACAGAAGAAGATCCATACAGCGAACAAATCACCGAAATGGAAGATCAAGCATTAAAAGAAATAGATTATAGTGTAATGAATGACCTAGAATTAATGCGCGAACACCAAGACTTCTTATATAAACTGCTAACAAACAAGGATAGCTTTATACGTAAACGTATTATAGATCAAAACTTAAGCTACCTTAATTCACGTTTAAGTTACTATTTAGATGAGATTGGATTGCCGCACACTGTCGAATTCCAAAGTGACTTAACTGTTTTAATAACAGAACTAGGGCGTGATTTAGACTTTGATAACTTAAGCAGGGGCGAGCGCAATCGCTTCATTCTCAGCTTAAGTTGGGCTTTTAGAGACGTTTATGAAAGCTTATATGGTCCCATTAACTTACTGTTTATAGATGAATTAGTAGATAGTGGTATGGATGCATCTGGTGTGGAGGGCGCATTAAAGGTGCTTAAGAAGATGAGCAGAGAAAGTAATAAGTCCATTTGGTTAGTATCGCACAAAGATGAATTAGCAGGACGAGTAAACAATATTTTAACAGTAACTAAAGAAGCAGGATTCACCTCATATGGAACCGATGTTGATTTTACGTAAAAATATTTGCCACTGCATTTAAAAGCGTAAATAAAGCATTATAAGGAGAATATTAATGAGTACACATGATGAATTAGTAGAAGCATTTGAAACATATTTAATGGAATCGGCAAAGTTTGAAGAAAAAGGTATTAAAGCATCTAGCGCACGAGCACGTGGATCGCTTAGTAATTTCACTAAACTTGCAAAAACTCGTAGAGCAGAGATACAAGCCAAAAAGAACAATATGTAATGTATGATAATCCCTGGACTTATAACGGTTCTGTTTTTGAGTCCAAGAATATTGACGAATACTACGGTTTCATATATCGTATAACTAATACAGTTAATAATCATGATTACATAGGGCGTAAGTTTTTTAAAACTATTAAAAAAAGACCGCCACTTAAAGGCAAAAAGAATAAACGTAGAAGTACAGTAGAAACAGATTGGAAGGACTATTACGGTTCTTCCAATCGTTTACTAGGTGATATAGAAAAATTAGGACAGGACAAGTTTAAGCGCGAAATTATACATTTGTGTAACACACGCGGTGAAACAAACTATATGGAAATATATTATCAAATTACAGAACATGTTTTACTAAGGGAAAATAACTACAATGGCATCATTAGCATTAAACTTGGCATTGGTAGTGTTAAAAATTTACTAATAGAAGACTTAAAGAATAAATAAAACTAAACAATGGCTATAATACAAACACATTTCAAAGGCATATCACTAATCCCCAACAGGCATTTTACAATTTCCCTAAACAACTCTAAACAGGCCCACATAGCAGTTAAATCTGTGTCTTGAGGTGATGGCGGTAGGCT